TACGTTCAATGTAATAGTATCACCCTCAGTCAATCCATGAGAGGTAGATACTGAAACTGTCGATTTTATTTTTTTAACGGTAGCAAGTTTTTGTTCGAAATTAGTTTCAAACAAATAATCATCAGAATTATCTCCATTAGTTCTAAAGAAAACTTCATTGCTAGTAAGTGAAGTTTTTACTCCAATTGTGTTGGGAGATTTATTGACAACATACAATGTGGAAGGTATATTGAATGGAGTTCCTGAAGGTGAGGTAGAAATGGAAATGGTGCTATTTCCATTGGTATTGAATGTAACTAACTGATTTATTGAGAATGGGTGATCTTCAATGTAAATTCTTTGTGTTGGAATACTCCTGGAAATTAACTGATTTCCAAAATTAAAAGAAACATCACTACCAATTCCAGATATTGTTCCTACTCCAACGGATTTTCTAGGATTGAAGTATACTTTTTTATTTACTTCGGATTTAAAATAATCTAGTTTTGCATCTATAGTAAATGAATTATTTTTAAGTAATACTAAAGATCCAGCTTCATGGGAAATACCTGGAAGACCTCTCTGAACTCTTAAAATATTCTTGTTTTTAAATACATTTAATACTTGTAATGTCTCAGTACCTATTCCAAGAGTACTACCAGCAGAAACTCCTGTAGGAATATTTGATACATATATCTCCGTCGATGCTGCACCAGAGGCAGCAATAGCAGTGGTTAATCCTACACTTAAATTATTATTAGATGTTATCTTAAATGTATTGTTTAACTTTGATAAATTGGATGTGCTAAATCCAGATATTGTAACATAATCATTATTTGATAATGTGTGATATGGAAGAATAGTAACTTTTACTTTATTTTCATTCCATGTAAAAATTGCATTATTGAATGTTTCTAAAGTCGTGTTTATTTCATTGATATCTCTACCCTTAATTGCAGATACTTTAGCATCAATACCTCCACCATTTGTGTCTGAATTATCAAATGTTAATTTGTCTCCAACTTTATAATTATCCCCAGAATTGATTATATCAAATCCATTAATTGGACCTTCAGATACGGATTCTATAGATATTTTCTGTCTTTTGATTTCATTAGTTTCAATAATAAAATCATTATCGGCAAAAGGTTCTGAAATTTTATATGGAAAAGTATTTCTAATGAGATCTGAATTATTAAAATCAAACTCTTGATTCAATGTTTGATTTTCTTTTAGTGTATTTGATCTAAAAGAATCTCCAATAAAATATGGGAAAGTAGGAGATCCTGTTGCAGAATCTATAGTTGCATAGTATGCATATACTCCATTTGGAAAATCTGGTGTTTTAGAAAATCTTCCATTATTCTTGTCAAGATCTCCATTGCCATCATATTTGTAATCTTCTACAAAAAATCCAAGAGGAAAATCTGATATGGAAGGTCTATCTTCAACATTAGAGGAATTCTTTGTATATCCAGATGTTAAAGTTTTAATTCCAGAATTTACATCATTAGGATCAATCAACCCATAAGATCCATAAATTGGATTTCCATCATATGCCCATCCAATTATTTTCGACAAAACACTTTCATTTTCTTGGAAAGAATTTCTTAAATCTTCATAGTATCCCGAAACAAAATATTGCAATTGATTATCATTATCTCTAAAGATTTCATATTGTTTTGGTGAAATTTTTTCAACTTCATTAACAGTCAATGATCTGATACTAGAATCAAATATTGCTCCCGATCCACTAGGAACTACATCAATCCTACTTGAAGTCGAATATCCTATTCCTGGTCGAATAATCTTTACATCAGTGATCTTTCCATTGGAAATAATAGATCTCAACTTTGCTCCTGTACCAGATCCAGTAGGATCAACAACTTTTAATTCTGGATTTGAAAAATACTCAAATCCACCAAATTGTAAATTTACATCAGAAACTTGCCCATTAACAATAATGGGTTCAACTTGCCCTTCTTTTCCAGTTTTTATAGTAAAAGTGGGTTTTCTTTCGACATTTAATACTGATGATCCATATCCAGATCCAGCTTCATACAGTTGAAGATCTACTATTGATCCTTTAACTACTGGGGTGGCAATTATAGTTTGTGTTTGTGTTGTTGTTCCAACTCCAACTGAACTAAATTCTACAGAAACTTGTATATCTGGATATTTAAATTGTTGAAATCCAGTTCCTTTTGTTGAAAATTTTACAATATTTTTTTCATTAAAATTAGAAGAAATTGTTCCACCAATTCCAGCATCGCATAATCTAAAAGAGTCATTATTGACTTTTAAAACATAATACTGATTTGTTGTTGTCAAACCAACAATTGTTTGGGGCTGAGTCGATCCCAATCCAACAACAGAAGAATATTCAATAACATCTCCATTTAAAAATCCATGATTATTAAAAGTAACAGTATGATTTGCTGTAGATATTCCTGATGGTTTAACTAAAAGTTTTTTATTTGTTAAAGTTCCTCCATCAATAATTTTTATTTCTGAAATTGTATTTTGAATATCTCCAACTAAAAACTTATGAATACCACTAAGACTAGTAGATGCAAACCCGATAGTGTTTATGCCAGAAGAATAGTCTCTAAAATTATTAAAAAGTTTTATTGTTTGATTATTATCTACTTTTACATAGTAAGAGGAATTATCAATTAAAGATGATAATCCGATTCCAATACTTATATTAGGATTTCCATTATTTCTGTAAATTACTTCTTCTCCATTATTTAAATTATGATCGGACAAAAATGTTAACTGTGAAGTTGTTGTGCTTATACCTCCACCATTATTAGTCGATCTTCCATCAAAAAGAATTTCTCTCTTTCTCTTCACTAAAACTGGTTCAAATTTCCCACCAACAACATTTCCTCCAGTTACGTTTAATGATAAAACTTGATTTATATTAAAATTTTGGGAATCGACAAATATATCTGTTATTGTTCCAGAGACAACTGGATGAACTAATGCAGTCGTTCCAGAACCAGTTGATACTTCTATTTTTGGTGGATTAATTATATCATAACCATTTCCACCATATAATACCTGTACAGATTCAATTGGACCATAATAAATTTTATCATAAGTTTTATAATTAAAAATTTCAACTCCATTAATTAACATTCCAGTCGATCCTGGAATAGTTTTTTCAGAAACTCCATTCTTAATATTTGGAGATAGGGAAAATTTCTTTAATATTTTGGAAGAATCAATTTGTTGAGATTTTTGAGAATATAAAACAAATTCATGCGTACCAATTCCAGAAAATGGAGAAGAAAATCTTAAAGAATTATTAGTATCTCCTACAAATGAAGAAGATGTATATAGTTTTATATTTTTTGGATTTGATAGCACCTCCACATAATACGAACCAGTTTCCAATCCAACCAATGGACTAGATGCAGGTTGATAAAAAATTCTTTCTCCTGTTATAAATGGAACAGGATTATCGAAAGAAATTGTGGTATATAAATTTGTAGATGGATCTTGATCGATTAAACTACCAGATCCTGGGTTTATACTTGCCTTATTTAAAGACTTTGTTAACTGATAATTGTAAAAATTGGTAAATCCATTTCCATAAGAAGGAAGTGAGTTTGATGCTATGTAAGCATAATTTTCATCGGTATATAAATTTTGAACATCTGAAATTATAGTTTCATTTCCATATTTAAAAGGAACTGAAGTGCTTCTAGATTTCTTTAATTTTCTCCTCAAAGAGTATGTTTTTTGAGAATCTGAAACAAAATTAAAATTTGATAATGATACAGTCGTTGAATTGGTGGAAATTTCAGTATCTACGTATGGTACATCTGTAACAAGAGTCGGGTATACAATTTGATTTGTGGAATTATCAATAATTTCTATCAAATCTCCTTTTTTTAATTGTGATCTATCGACAGTTGTTTTTAAATTTACATTAGATCCTGATATTGATTCAATTTGAATAGAAGAACTAGTATTATAAATCCAGGAATTTGCAAAAATTTCTTTGTATGTTTTGTCTTGTTCTGGATTTTTAATATTGTCACCAAGATATTTTACGGTTAAAATTTGCCCTTCATCAACAGAAACGTATTCCGATTTTTGGACAAACTTAGATAATACTCCTGTTAGTCTTAATTCAACTTTTTTAGACAAATCTCCATCTTCATATCCAAAATATGTCTCTGTTGATGAAATAATATTGTCTGTTGGTAAAATTTGCTCTATTACTCCAGAGCAATTTAAAAACTGATTAATACTCTTATCAGTATAAGATATTAGATTATTTCCAGATCTAATTGTGCCACTCTTACCAAAACCAATAGTTGAATCTACTGAAATGATAGATGAATCCACTTCCACAGTTTCCAAGCATTTTGTACTTGGAGTAATTGTAAAAGTACCTTCAATAGAAGTATTATCCTCATATCCAACAAATAAAGATATTTTAAAATATTGAATTCCTTTTCTTGTAAAAGGTTCTACTGAGGATATTGATGCTTTTGTAGAAGTATCATTGGTTTTAAATATAGTTTGACCAACTAATTTTAAAGGATCTCCAGATATTGCCTCAGAAATTACAATGTCCCTTCTAATAAATTCCGCATCGGAAGGTTTTATTAATTGCTCCTCTAAATTGATTATTTTTGGAGTTTCTCCATACAAAACATTAAATAAAATTCTAAATGATTCATCAGTTCCTTTGGACTCATAGAAAGATCTTGCTTCTTTAATAAAATTGCCAACATTTAAATTTGAATCAAAGACTCTTTCTTCAAAACCTGGAGCAAAAGTATATTTTAATTTTTTATAAAATTCTTTTAAAAATAATGAACTTAAATTTTGAATTTTCGAATTAGCATCATGCCCTGCAGATACGGATTGTGTGAATACTAATTCTTCTTGATTTAAATCTGAATGATAACTTGTAATTCCACTAAATCCACGAATGCAACCTGTAAAAGTATTTGTTGTTAATCCAGTATAGCTGATGATTTCATCATCAATTTTTAATAGTCCATATTGATTGGGAAATCCTTTAGTGCTGGAAACATTAATTATATCATCATTAGAATCAATTGCAGAAACAAGAGTTGTACTACCTACTACTACTTCTGGAGTTAAATTGTCTAATTTAATATATTGATCAAGATTTTCTGCAATATCAATTGGACCACCCTGATATTCTTGGGAGATATAGTATTGTTTTAAAAAATCAACTGTTTTTGGACTTTCATCCAAAATAAAATCTGGTAATTGATTGGTAATAATATCTTGAATCTTTACTCTAGATTCAAATCCAGTTTGTATCATATTACTCTCTAATTAAATTTCCGTTTGAATAACTTGACGTGTAATAATCTCTGGTAAATACTGTTCCAGAAATTTCATCACCAGAAGAAATAATATCCTTTATCATATTTATTTTGCTTTTGGAGATATCTAAATTTAAATAAAGATCTTTTAGACCAACAACATCATTGGATTCTGGAAATGCTTGAATTTCAATAATGTTGTTTGGTTTTGATGTTGATACGATATTAATCGTCGATAAATTAATTTCTCCCTTTACATAATCTACAATTCCAGCAGATTTTGAAACGACTCTTACTGAACCATCACTTAAATTTTTAACTACAGATAATGTTCCTGTTTTTAAGTCCGAATTTGGAACATCTGTCAAATAAACAGTGTCTGATTCTTCTGCAATTTTAAATCCAGTAGATTTAATATTAAATCCATTCTTATTTACATGGAATTGATTTCCAAAGCAAAGTTCATATTGAGCAAATTGATTTAGTAATGCAACTAAATTCCTTCTTATTTTTATTCGTGTAATGTTTGATGTTATTGCACTATCTGTACTGTCTATAGTTCTTAATAATTTGCTGTATCTAAATCTTCCCCCAAATCTATTAACATCTAATGAATTTGCATAGTTTGTTAACGAATTTGATACCTTTGATTTCAAATCTTTTGCTGTCGTTACTTTGGAATCATCATAGTAAATATAAGATTCTAATTCAACATAAAGAATTTTGAGATCGACAATTTTTTGGTTAATTCCAGAGATAGAATATTGTTTTAATTGTGACAATATTCTTGATTTATTGAAATCGGAAACAAAATTTCCATTCTTTGGTTTAATCGATATTTGAACAGTTCCAAATTCTGGAGGATCTAGTTCTTCTCCACCAACAATTGATACCGATTCTGTATCTGGATATATTTTTTTGATGACTGCTTCATAATCACGTCCAGTAACTGCTCTGTTTTGAGCGGCATAAATTCTTGGAGCATAATATTTAATTGATTCTAATGTCTCAATATCAGATCCGCTTTGAGAGGAAGATACTGTTGT